GCGCTTGAAGTATTTGATTTGTTAAAGTAAGCATTTTACTATTCATATATTATTCCTAATACAAATAAATACCGCAATGAAATAAATTAATTTCTTTTTCTTTTTTGCGGTTTTCATGAAATCGAATAGTATCATACCATAATAATGGCAATAGATCCAACAATATGGGGTCCGCATTATTGGTTTTTTTTACATACAGTAGCGTTTTGTTATCCACTATTTCCTTCAACAGTTACAAAAAAGAAATATTATAATTTAGTACATAATTTTCCACTATTCATTCCGACAGAAAAGATAGGGAATGAATTTTCAAAATTATTAGATAAATATCCAGTTACACCATATTTAGATAATAGAGATTCTTTTTTAAAATGGACACATTTTATACATAATAAAATAAATAAAAAATTAAATAAACCAATTATTTCATTTTCCAAATTTATAAATGAATATAAAAATTATAAGATTAAAAAAAATAAGACAGAATACAAATATATGATAAAACAAATTATTTCAATAATTCTTATATTTATATTAGCGTGTTTAATATATTATAGTATTATAATATATAATGTTCGATAAAAAGGGTGGAAAAGTAATAGGTTCTGGTGGTTTTGGATGTATTTTTAGACCACAAATAAAATGTAACGCTTCTTATAAAACATATGGTGAAAATAAATATGATCCAAATGGAATTTCAAAAGTTATGACAAGAAAATATGGAAAGCAAGAATATAGTGAATTAACAAAATTTATGACCATAATAAAAACAATACCAAATTATGAAAATTATTTTATAATGTCGCAAATTACAGCGTGTCATCCTGCTCCATTTACAGAAGAAGATTTAATAGAATTTGATATAATAAAATGTTCTGGGTTAAAAAAAAGAGGAATAAATAAAAGTACAATAAATTCATATCTTGATGAATTATACACAATTAATATGCCATATGGAGGAGATGATGTAGATAAATTTATAAAAAAATATATAAATCATATAAAAGTGATAAAAAGTTTTAATAATAAAATGTTATCATTATTAGAGAATGCGATAATTCCGATGAATGACAGAGGTATATATCATGGTGATTTAAAATCAGCTAATATATTAGTAGAAAAAACATCAAATAATATTTATACAAGAATAATAGATTGGGGATTATCTGGTATATATTTATCTAATGCAAAAATGGAAACAATAGATAGTGAGTCTGGATTTACAGATGATTGGAGAAGGATTCCTGATATATTTAGAAATAGACCATTTCAATATAATGTTCCTCCTTCAAGTATATTATTTTCAAAATATTTTCATAGACATTATGATAAATTTTTATTAGATAATAATGGAGATTTAACTCATTTAAGAAGATTTATTAAAGAATTTATAGACGATTATATTGATCCAAATTCAGGACATTTACAAAATTTTGATAGTATTTTTGATAAAAAAATAATTAGAAAAAAACAACATAGTATTCTCCATAAAATAAATAACGCAGTAAAATATGTTTCAGAAGCGGATACGCTTTACATTGGTAATATAGAACTAAAAATAAATCATATTGATTATGTTTATGAATATATATATAGAATTTTAACAAAATATACTTCAAATAAATTTTTTAATGTTATAGGATATTTTAGTGAAGTATATATACATAATTTAGATATTTGGGGATTTGTTATGTCTTATTATTCTTTTATGGATTATCCAATAGAAAATCAAGAATATAAAAATATAATAAAAAAATTATTAGGAGTGTTATTAACTATAATACTAGAATATTCAAGTATTCGTATAGATATATCATTAATAAAAAGAACGTTAAATATATTTAATAAAGAATTATCAAAAATAAAAATACATAATAAAACTCAAAAAAAAAGATAGTTTAATATATGAAGTTAGAATTATTGATATTATGTATAGTTGGATTTATTATATATAATATTTATTATGATGGGAAATATTTAAAATTAATATATTCATATAAAAAATATTTTACAATGGCATTTGTAGCCATAATGGGATTATCTATATATTTATTAATAAAAAGAGATCCATTACAATCAAAACAGATATTATTATGTGCCAATAATATGATAAAATATATGCCAATAGATAAACAATCTATGAATTTATTTTCTCCAATAATTGATTTTACAAGTAGAAATAATGGATTTATGGTAGATATGAATAAAACAATAAATCCACAACATAATTATTTTCATAAAACACCAACCACCAATAAAAGATCTGTTTCAGAAACAAAAAAAAAATTTGTAGCTTCTCAACAAAATTGGAAATGTGGTAAATGTAAGAATCAATTAAATCATACTTATGAAATAGATCATAAATTAAGATTAGAATATGGGGGAGGAAATGATGTGAGCAATTTAATAGCGTTATGTAGAAATTGTCATGGTGAAAAAACTGCTTCAGAAAATATGTAATCTAGCGTATATTTTTTTTATGTAATATTCATAATATATATATGGAAAATAAAGAACATATATTAAAAGCGTTAACCTCTGAAAATATTTCTAACGTATTTAAAGGAAAACTAACATCAAGTATTATTTATTTTATAATATTAATTATATTAATTATTTGTATATACTCAACAAGTTATATAACAATTGGAATATTACTCATTTTACATTTTATTTCTTTATTTATTTATCAAATTTATAAATCAAATGGTGATTATTTACAAATAACAATTTCAGCGTTTGTCACTATTATTATGATTGTAATCACATTAATATTTCCTGATAACACAACTATTATTCAAAATATTCAAAATCCAGAAATGGATGGATCTGTTATGGTTATTATTTATTCGACCATTATTTACAGTATGTTATTTATGTTATCTATATCATATGTAGATTATGAAGATAATAAATATTTTTTATTAGGATTTTCTATTTTATGTATTATTTTATTTATATTATATATAATAATAAGAAATCAAATTCCAAATTCAGTAACTAATTATCAAACTGATTCCACATTATCTCAAATATTAATTATTACGCCATTTATTTCTTCAATTATGTATTTATTATATTTTTTGATGAATAATACCAAATTAAATTCTTTTCAGGATTCTATATCTACAAGTAGTTTTAATAATTTAATATTAAATCCAGAATATGAAAAAAAAGAAGAAATTAGTTTGACTACATATAAAGATATGTATACTAAAATATTAATTTTAGGATATACTATCATTACAACTGTTTGTTTTATTGTTTTTTTATATTCTGCGTCTAAATATACAAATTTATGTTCTTATAAAGAATATTTAACTTATATAATTAATGGTGTCATTATAATCTCAATTATTGGATTATCTGTCAAAATGACAATATCTGGTATAGATTCTGAAAAATCAACTTTATTTAAAGGAGGAAGTATCAAAATGTCTGAAGTAATCTCATCCTTATCTTTATCCGGTGGACAATTAGCAGTTATTACTTTTTTAGTTATGTATAATATATTTTTATCAAAAATTTTTAATGATACATGTCTACAATCCATACTTGAAAATATTAAAAACAAATTAAAATTAAAACCTATATTAGACCAAATATGTTTTAAAGTTTTATCAGATAATATTCCTATACCTTTTATAAGTAATTCTTCTTCAAAAGTATATTGTGTGACAGATTTTGAATTTAATCCATTATCTAATAAACTATGGTATACTATTATAGCTGGTATCATATATATCATAACATTTGCGTTGTATTATATAATTATTACAAAAGACATGAAAACAACAAATAATTCTAATTTACTTATGTTTTTTATTGTTTTTATTTTATTTGTTTCAATACTATTATTTATAAATAATAGTACAGTAATCAAAGATTCTTATTTCAATAACGCTTTAACCTCTTATATATACGCTATAATAGTATATTCAATATTATTTGGGATTGGAACCATTTTTATTTATTTTCTGTCATATGATGATAAAATAAATGTTAAATTTAAACACGCGTTAACATATTCATTATTTATTTTGTTCGCTGTATTCTTTTTATTTTCATTGATTAGTTGGTTTATACAATTATTTTCAAGTTTTAGTATAACAAATTCAGATGGTTCTACAAGTGTAATTAGTATTATATTGAATCTGGCAATAATAATTACCATTATGGCAATTTTATTTAAGATGATTAGTTATACTTCTTATTATAAGGAAAGTCCTTTATTACAAGTTATTATAGGAAGTGTATTTTATATACCTTGTTTATTTATTTCACTCATTAATTATATTACCGGATATTATAAAGAAAATAAGGGTTCTATACCAACTACTCCAAGTATAAATTTGACAGACATTGTATTATTATTAATCATAATTATATTATATTTATTATATTTTTATTTACCTACTTTTTATACAACATTTTCATCTCAAGGTGGAACCATGTTAATAAAAGAACCAATATATTTAAATAATGAAAAAAAATTGATGAGTTACCCAACATTATTAAAAGCGGAAAAATCCATACACGCATATTCATATGGATTATCATGTTGGATCTTTATAGATGGAGGTAGTTCTGTCAATAGTGCCAATAATAAATTTTGTTCTATTTTAAATTATGGCGATAAACCTAACCTACAATATAAGGGTCAAAATAATACATTTATAATAACATATAACAATAATGATAAAGATGTTATAGATAATAAATTTAAATTAGATGAATTTGGAAATGTTATTATTTATGAAACAACTGATTTATTATTACAAAAATGGAACAATATTATTTTTAATTATAGTAGTGGAGTCATGGATATATTTATAAATGGAGAATTAAAACAATCATACGGAGGAAATATTCCTTATATGAAACATGATACAATCTCTTCTGGACAAAATGATGGTATTCATGGAGGTATTTGTAATGTAGTTTATTATAATAAACAATTAACTATGGAAAAAATTTCAAATATATATAATTCTGTAAAATTGTTAAATCCTCCAATCTTATTAAATTATTATGATGGTTTATATTTGAACTCATTAAAAGTTGAAAATATTACACAACAAATGGGATTAAATCAAATAAAAGAATAAAGAAAGAAA